AAATTCAAATTTACAAGTGATAATAGATTATCAATAAGCTTGTTTGTTTGATTTGCTTTACTCGTGTAATATTACTAACAAAAGAGTTATACTTGCTTTACTCGTGTAAAATAACCTAAGTCATTGATTATTAACAATTAGACATAATCCATATTGTACGATTTAGTTTCATAAGTACATTGATTACCAGGGATTTACAAAAAGCATTGATTGTCGATTTGTTAACAATACCCTGCCCCCAGTAGAAAAACGCACGCACGCACGGGGTATTTTAACGCACGCGTATATAGCGTAACCCCTTCAGATTTTTTCAACTAAAATTAAAATCTAATACAATTGAACTAGCCTTGTACTAAACCTTAGTATCATCTTCATCTTCTTCTTCTAGGTCAAAGTCTGGATCAAACTCTATAACACTGGTAGCTAGTAAGTCATATTTAACAAACTCCAGGACTCCTATGATTGTTTGGTCGTTCAAATCGAACTCCCCTTTATAACGATTTATTATATTGCATAAGTCGTTGGTTAACAAGTCTGTCTGAGTATCTATGTCCATAATCTTAAATTTAAAGCTTTACAATTTCAAATATTTGTTATAATCCTATTTATAGGTTGTTGTGGATTTTCCATGACAAAGTTTAAAGAGGGAGATAGGAGAAGAACGAAGTATCGACTATCGATATTAAAGAAGAAGTTGTTAAAGATATTGTTAATAATATTCTAAGTTTAAACAAAGACATTGTCATAAACAATCTTTATCTAAAAACCTTTTTAAGGATAGGTGTGTCTAAAGACCAATAACATATATCTATAGGTACTTTATACTTATGTATTTAAACTAACTATCGGAGCACTATATATATTAATCACTAAAGATTTGTTAATAGAAGCTACGGAGTCTTTATCGAACAGAGTGAGTAAAGACGACTTCAAGACCAAAGCAAAGCTCTAGGACCTTTAAGACTTCTCTTATGGAATGAATCAGTAAACTTTGTTAACTCTTTATCTAGTAGTTCTTGTTTTCTAAAGTTAATGTTATTGTCTACATCTTGATTCATTTGTTCTACCCAGTAGTTAACAGCAATACTTAAAGCATCTAATCTATCGTCGTGACTAAGACTACCTTTATCTTTTGTTATACGACTAAGTTGATAGAATAACATATACTTAGCTTGATGTTCTATAGGATATCCTTGAGCACTTTTATAGTCATGTTGAACAACAGAAGGATCAATAATAAGTTTATGTTGATTAAGTACAGGTTCCAGGACATCAATGATTCTAAGTTCTTTTTGTTTACTGTGTCTTACTTCTTCAACGGAACAAGGGTAGGAAGTCATAAGTAAAGGTTTAAGAAGTTCCATGAACATACCATCACCAAAGTTAGACTCTATGATAATCTTGTTAACCTTGTTATTCTTGGCTATGTGTACTAATTGTTTAAGAGTTTGATCGTCGTACCCACCTTTTAGACCACCAGCTTCAGGAACAAAGAGTTGACCGTTAAGCATCTTAACAACAGCAAAGCCTGTTTCATCTTTTCCTCTACCACTAGGGTCAATAGAAAGAACAGAACCAGTGTACTCCACCATATCCCCAATAGTCTTAGAAGGTCTGTGGTATCTATCTCCACCTAGACCTACATTAGGAAGGTCTTTATTTTCGTTATCTGGATCACTGGACCATATAATCTTCTCAGGAGCTAAGTCGTTATCAATATCTGTTATAATAAGATCATTTATCTTTAAAGGGTATCGATCAGCGTCAGACAGCCTAGGATTAAGCATGAACTGTAAAGCATACCCTGTACGCCCATAAGACAGCTTACGCTCTTCTAGGTCCATATCTGAGAACCTGAGAGGCTCTGTGGAGTGTCCTACTGTCTCTTCTGATATCCTATCTGTTATAAAAGGAGCTATATCGTTATCGTAGTTCTTTAACACTAAATCTTCACTAGGATACTCAGAGGTCCATATACGAGCGTCATAGCCCCTCTCACGCAGTTTATTATAAATACTGTCCTCGCATTGGGGTGTACCTAGAAAGAGGATCCTAGAGGTGTCTAAGGGCTTTATAATAGCTTCAAACTCTTTTACTTGTTCATCTAGCTTATCTCTCATACCTTGGGTAGCAGAGTTGTTAGGAACTTCTATATCGTCAGCAATGATGATGTCAGCACGAGAACCTGTTAACTGGGAGGATATACCTAGTGACTTAACGGAGGGTGCGTGAGCAGCTGGAGCAGGTCCAACATCAAAAGCTATCTTAGAGAACCTTTGATCGTTCTTAGGTATTAGTCCTTGAAGAACAGGAATGTCGTGTATGATTTTCAAGGTAAAAGTGGAGAAGTCATCAGCACGATTCTTAGAGGCAGATACAACAAGTATGTTCTTAGTAGGGTCTAGTAGTAGTTGATGAACAGCATAGGCAGAACATATCCAGGATTTACCTACACCACGGAACGCCATGATAACAGATCGTTTAGGACCGTGTTGCATGAAGTCAGCTATGTCGTACTGTAAAGCTGTAGGATCAGGTAGGTTCAAGTGTTTCCAAACTACATATAAGAAGTTACGGAAGTCCTTGAGTTGTTTAAGCTTTTCAATGCTCATGCTTCAACTCTCTCTCTTTCGGTGTTATAACTGTAATTACTTAATCTTTTCTTTAAGTTCAGGGTTCTCTTCAAAAGGTAACACTTCTCCTAGTAGATCATTAAGAGGAGTATCTTTACCACTCATAAGAATTACATCGTTATCTTTTAAATGTTGCCTGGCACAGTTAAGTAAAGCAGGGTTATACTCTTCAGTTGCTTGCATTAATTGAATACCTTTACTTAAAGTATCTGTTAGAAGGATATGTAAGTTACCTAGTTCTTCTCTTGTTTTCATAGTTGTTGAGGCTTATATTACCATTTACGACAAGACCAATACCCTGCCGATAACTTTGATTTCTTTTGATCGCACTTATGTCTAGCTCTAAAAGATTTTCTAGCTTTAGGATTGGACTTTCTAATCTTCATGTTAGCGTCCCCGAATCTTATGGTCTTTGTCTTAGTACCTTCTTTAGCACATACAACAAACTTTTTCTTACCGTGCCCAGGTTCTCCTTTGCGTATTCTTCTGGGTTTATTAATAGCTAAACCTTTACGCTTACATCCTGTAACTACTTTCTTCTTCTCAGCCATGCTGTTAATTTTTAAACCCACGCTTCATATTAGCGTATGACTGAGGTGATATAGTAGACTTCTTCTTGCTACGACTAATGCCTAGCTTTCTTCTTCTGTTTATATTTGCGTATAGTCCTTTTTTCATTTCTTCATTAACATCTCCATCATTCTATCTAGTTTACCGTTAATCTCTTTTACCGTAGTTTCAAGACCACTCATTCTATTCTCCACAGCAGTGTCTCGTTCTCTTTGGGTAGCAAGTTCTACTTCAATCCTTGTCAATCGTTCTTCATCTTTTTCCAAGCGATCAGTAAGCTTTTTAATCATCCAACCAATTACTCCAAGTATAACAGCTAGAGCAGTGTCGAGAAAGTGTGATATTGTTTCTGGCATTTGTTTAAAGAGCTGAGATGATAAAAGCTAGGAGTTGTTCGTATCGTACAGACATCTTAGTGTGTTTGGTAAAACCTTCTGTTTCTTCATCTTTAAAAAGCCACTCACCATTTTCATCTTGTTTAGACCACCAAGTATTTTCACCTAGTATAGCATATCGATAAGCATCTAAACCTTCAGCTTCAAAAGCAGCTTTTACATCCTGTGCAATAACACCTATATGAATACGAGCATCGTCACCTTTCTTAACAACAGCATCTTTAAGCCTAAACTTTTTCATTAAACCTTTTAAGGCAGTAGCAACTCTTAGTTCTGCTTCGCTTAGGTCTTCAATATCTTGTTTTAGATTACGATCAGAACCACTCCAAGCTCCTCCGTTAATATAACCGTTATCCCAAGTGTTACTAGCAGAACCTAAATCTACATTTGAATTAGGATTACTGTACATTGAGCCTGTGGGTTCTACACTAGCTTGAGCAGCAGAAGAACACGCTATGGTTATTCCAGCATTAGCACTGAAATCTCCGTCTGCAATATTTAATGTAACTCTTTCTCCATTTTCTTGGTATTGTAAGGACGCAGTGTTATTTCCTTGTGAAATTTTTATCCTACCACCAAGACCACTAGCGTGTTCGTTTTCTAATTGTAAATCTACATAAGCACTTGTTTGGTTACCTTTAGCGTATATAGTATCCTTTCCACTACCTCCATCCACAGTTAATTGATAAGAAGAATCCGCTAATGCTCCTGTTCCTATGTTGTTGTTAGTATCGTTAACATTAAAAGTGGTATCTGCACTGTCTATCATTGTAGACTCCACAGCGTTAGCTGCTATCGTAAGTGAAGTAGAACCTGTAACATCACCAGTATGGGTAGCGTTAGTGACTTTAGCAGTGTTAGCAGTTACAGCTGTGTTGTTCGCTACCTCTGTGTCAAAGTCTGAAATGGTTGCTGCGGTCTGTGTACCTGTGTGATTAGCTCTGTTCTTTAAGTTAGCGTCTGTGTCGTTGACCGTTGCACCTGCTGCAATACCTGCAAGCTTCGTTTGTTCTGCATCGTCAAATTCATTAGTGTTAGGGTTGCTTTCATATAAGGTTTTAACATCCGCAGCTGTAGGAGAAGCACTACCATTAGCGGCAGCTGTAATCCTTCCTTGTGCATCTACTGTAAGATTAGTCGCAGTATAAGAACCTGGAGTAACAGCAGTGTTGGCAAGCTTATCAGCAGTTATAGCATCATCAGCAATGTTAACTGTATTAATAGGACCACCTGCAACACCTGTCGCTAGAGTAGTAGCTATCTGAGCGTCTACATAAGTCTTGTTCGTAGCGTGACTACCACTAGCAGGGGCAATTAAACCTGTAACTTTATCAACATTTTGAATATCATTTGTCTGCATATCCAAGTTACCTGACATAGAATCTCCACTCTTGTTAACTTGTAAAGCATCTTGTTGGTCTACATAACCTTTACGAGCAGAGTGATCGCTACTAATAGGAGCACCTAGACCACTAACCATGTTACCTCCCATAGCCAAGTCACCTGTCATATTGTCCCCAGCTTTAGTAACTTGTAGTGCGTCTTGTCCGTCTACATAAGTCTTGTTAGTAAGATCATTACCTGTACTAGGAACAGCAGAGGAAGTGACTTTATTAGCACCCATGTCCAAGTTACCAGTCATCGTATCACCAGCAACATCAACAAAAGTAATATCTGCGTAGTTCTTAGTTACAGCATCTTGAGGGTTTGTAGGATCAGCAAGATTCTTAATCTTAGCTAAATCAGCGTCGTAGTTCCCATCAACAGGGTCTTTGGTCATTGTGTTCTTACCACTACCTTCTTCTATCTCTTCGTTAAGATATAAGTTGTGTAAGTAAGCACGGTCTAGTTCTACTTCAGTAAGTACACTACCGTTCTCAAAGTCTACAAGAGCAGTATCAGATGCACTGTCTCTTTTAATTCTTATCCTAGCACCAGTCTCAGGAGCAGTAGTAAATCTGATAAGAGCAGAAGGAGATGTTATAATAGTGTAAGCTCCTGTAGAGACAGTATAAAACTTACCTCCTGGAGAACTGCCTGTTGAATCGTCTAACTGTACAACTACATGAGTGTCATCAAGATAAGGAAAAGAAAATGCAAAGTCTGTTTGACCTGCTCCAACTGTGTAGTCTACGTATGTATTAGCCATGGTAATCTATTATTAATTTGTTTGTTGTAAAAGTTCAAGCACTTCTTCTCGTTGCATCCCACCTTTTAAACCTGCTCTAGCTTTCATTAATGAAGAGTATTGTGCGTTTAACTCAGGATACTCTCTGAGCATCTGTCTTCTAGCTTCTTTCCTGTACTTAGTTAGAACGCTGTTTATCTGTTGGATACGAGGACTAGGAAGACCAGGTTCAGATTCTGGTGATAACCTTTGGTAGTTCCTTGACTTTATAAGTTTATTCAAGGTTTGCCTAAGAGAAAGACCACGAAGTTTAACAGTCTTTAATAACTCTAACTGCCTATCGTTCGCTGATTGTCCTTTATCGTTTTCATACTCTAACAAATCTATCTGTCCACCTAAACTAGGAGGAGGGTTTCTAAAAGCATGATTCAAACTAGCCATCTCTGTTAGGATAGGATCGTTCTTTTTAGTTGATAATTGAATAGGATTAATAAAACCTGTACCCATCCATTGTTCTGCTACATATTCCTCTCCCAATATATTACGTTTAGTATCTAACGAACCACGCATACCTAGCTTACGTTTTACCGCATCCATGACAGACCTTGTTTCTTTTATCGCTTGAGTATCGTAGTCAGCTGTTTGAGAAATTAAATTAGGAACTAATGAACCTGCATAATTTCTGCCTAACTTTTCTACATATCTATCAGGATCACCTAAAGCATCTGCCCACATTTGAATACCAGCTAAGTATGATTTGTTTGTAGCGTTTCTTGTTAGAGCTAATACCATTGATGTTGTAGCGTGTTCTAAAAGAGATTCATCAAAAGATGCTTCTTCTCTTATCCCTGTTTCTACTAAATCAGCTACAACACCTAACGGAGTTGCTAAAGGGTCAAGTCTTTGATAACTGAAATAAGTGTCTCCTATTTTAATGCTATAGGGTCTCCATCCAGTCGCCATTAAAGCTTCTTTTTCTCTTTCGTTACTAGGTCCACCTCCTGTTATGTATTCTCTATTATTAAAAGCAACGTCAATTAAGCCTCCTACAGTAAGTGCTCCTGTGACTACCTTACCTCTTGCCCTTGCTTTTAAGATAGGGTCTGCACTATTAAATTCAGCCAACAATCGCTGCCTTTCCTCTTTTAACACAGTAACAAAAGGAGTTCTCTCAAAAGCAAACTTTAAGATATTAGTAGGAGTACGAACAAAAGGAACTACAAATCTCAAGTAAGGTATTTTGTTAGTGGCTTCTTGGATTACTTTACCTAATGTCTTGTCTTGTAATTCTTTAGTAAAGGTTAAGTACTGAGCTTCTTCCATTGAATACTGCATAAGTGCAGATGAATCAGGATTAAAGTTATCGTCCTTGTATTTGATGATAAAATCAGCTTTCTCTTTTCCTTTAAGACCTTGCTTATCTGCTATTAAAGAAGCTTCCCTAACAAGACCCTCCTCCGACATCATTCGTCCACCTTCAGTTACTATACCGTCAATAGTTTTATTGATGTGTCCAGCTAATGCTTTAGGATCACGAATACCTTGTTGTATGCCTGACATAGCGGCTTTCATTCTAGCAGCCCTACGATAAGCTAATTGCTTAAAGAACTCATCAGAAGTTAACAGCAACCTACTGGGAAGTCTTATATAACTAGCGTATTTATCTATTGAATCTTTAGCTGAGTCGGAAACAAAACCACCTATAGGAGATTCAGCTATACGCTGACCAGTTATAGAAGCTCGTTGACCTTCTTCAAAAGCACGGTTGGATGGGTCTAGTAAATTGTCTTGGTCTTTGAATGCTTGTTTTGCAAACTTACCTGCTTCCTTAAACATTTCACCGTCTGACCAAGAAGCTATAACAGCTTTGACTACATCCATGTTTCCACTCGCTATACCACCAGCAACAGCTTCTAAGGTGGTCATCACTTGAGTCAACGCATTACCCATGATATTAACCATCTGTGTCTTAGGGCCACTCAATATAGAGTTCATCCAGTATTCAGTAGGCATATCTAAGAAATGTTTACCTTGTGCTTTTTTAGCAGTCTTTAACAACCTAGCTAAACTACCCTCTAAATCGTCAGGATCAATATGCTCTCTTACAAGGTTAACCATACGCTCAGGCTTCATGTTGCCAGAGTTATTAACAAACTCTTTGCGTATGCCTTCTATTTGCGTTTCAGCTTCATTAAGTCCTAGCTTACGCTTACCGAAACCTTCATCTCTAGCTTGTAAGGTAATAGCTGTTTCTCTTCCTATTCTACGATAAACATCTGCTACTGTTAATAGTTGTTGAAAAGCATTCTTGAGTTTAGTTATAGATACATCACCGTAACCGTTGTCTTTAGCTTCTTGAGCTATCTCGCTAACATTCTGTATAAGTGCTTTACCTTGTTCTCTGTAAGATTGTTGTGTTATACGAATATCACGCAATACTTTCTCAGCGTCTTCTCCTTCTTTAGCTTGTGCTCTAACAGTTGTTTCGATTGCTTCGTCTATATCTGTAATGGCATCTGTAACTGTTACTTTCTCAGGATTAGCTTCGTAGTATTTCTCTAGTAAATCTTTTAGTACAACAACATCACCATCAGTCTCTAATGCAAACTGCGGTAGTCTAGGTTTACCTCCTTTTAACAACTCATCTGCATACCCACGGAACTTATCAGGAACAGCACTAAGGAACTCATCCTCTTTACCTTTCTTAAAGTCAGGCAGTTCGCTAGGTCTTTTCACAGAAGCTAAGCCTTCGTCTGCTTGTTTTGTAGCTGTTATGATATTGTTTTTAACTTCTACATTACCTTTACCAAATACATTTTCTATAAGACTAACATAATCAGCTGTCTTTTTGTTGTGTTGGAAACCTGCTTTAGTTTCTTTTCCGACTCCGCTTTTACTTCCTTCATATACAGAGAAGTATGCTTTACCGTTTCCTTTAACTGCGTCAAAAGCTTGTTCAACAACTAACAGCTGGTTTTCTTTTTCCTTAATAACATTAAGTACATTATTAGAAATAGAAGCGTCTACTTGACCCCCTTGTACTGCTTGAGCTACCTCTTTGTTGTGTTGTGCCGATCTGTTGAAAGGATCGTAAACTTTTAAATCTACTCCTTCTTTTTTCAACATATCAACTGCGTTATCAAACTTACCTCCTCCTATATCCACCATCTTCATTCCTTTAGTGAATATTCCAGCTTTCTTTAGTTTGTTGTAAGCGGCTGGTAGTTTAGCTACATTTATAGAAGTAGCAGCGGAAGTTATTTCTTGTTCAGGTGCACTCCAAAGATTAGGTCTTGTTTGATAATAACGACCTTCAGCTACAAGTTTAGCCTTACCCATGTACGATCCTCTACTTGCAGATATGATCTGTGCAGAGTCTCTAAGTACTTTGTTTAATAAAGTGCTGTCACCTTTAACACCGAATAGTTGATATACTGCATCTACAATCTTTTGAAAGATATTGCGTTTATCATCTGATGGTATTCTTCTTAGTATTTGTTGTAGTTTTAAATCTGTGAAAACACCTACGAGAAACTCATCTAGGTCTTTAAACTCGTACACTCCTTTACCTACAGCTGGATCAAATACATCCTTACCTTCAAAAGCATATAAATCTTTAATCTTTTCAGAAGCTAATTTAAATGACTTAGCAAGTTCTCTAATAGGTTTAGGTGCAGCTTTATTGTTAATAACATTATCTATATTAGACAACACTATTGACCGTTCTTTACCTCCCTGACTTACCCAAGCGTTTATTTTTTTAGCAGTAACACCGTGTAGTATTTCGTGTACTAATGTCTGTTCGTCTGCACCTTCATATAACTCAATCCTATCCTCTGATGGTTTATAGACACCTGTTATAGAACCCATATCATCAGCATCGCCTCGCACAGTAGTTATATCACCTTCACTTACTTCAGGTTTGTAAAATACTCGTACATCTTGATCGGCTTCGTCTTTTATGATGATATTTAAATCTTTAGCTAGTTGTTGTACTTCAGGTGTGTCAGCATTTTTAGACAATTCATCTAAAGTATTTCTAACGGTTGCTGCTTTTTGTACTCCCTCTACTGGTGCACCGCCTGTCTGTATAGCTCTACCTTCTTCTTCAGCTTTCCTACCCTTCAATAAAAAGTCTTTTGTTTTATCATCTATACGACCAGCAAAGATACCAGACCTTCTTGATAAACCTGGTTCAGCGATGTCACCTCTAAAACCTGCGTTTACCAATTTAGTCGCTGCTCCTTTTAATGGTGGAGATATTTCAAACTGTTCGTATATATTTGGATTTCTTACAAACTCATTAACAGCTTGCGATGGATAATCAAAACCTAACCAATCTTCTTTAGCCAACGCTTTTAAGAAACTTCTATACTTAGGTTTAAATTGATCTAAAGCTCCTAACACTTCATCATGGTCTGCTTCCATATCTAAGTGCTCAAACCATTCATCTATGATGTCTCTATCAAATTCATCGATTAATTCTGGACCTCTAGCTATAGAAGCTAAGTCTTGTTGCAACCCTGTATCTACTACTGCCTGTGCTTGTCCGATTGCGTCCTTACCTTCTCCTTTAGCTTTGCGTCCTTCCTTAATAGCTTTAAGTGATTTAACGAACACACCAGCTACAGCTTCAAGACCTAGACCTTCCAACACATTCTTCATGCGTCCCTCTAACTCACCCTCGTCTTCATCGTAAGCTAAGAACTCAGTAACTGGATTCTGTAACTCTGGTACTTGTTGGATGAGATTAGACAGTCTAGCTTCCTGTCCGTTAAAGAAAGTGAAGTCAGTAGCAGCACCTGCAACAACACCTTTAGTAACAGTACCTGCTTTAGCTAATCTACCTGCTTTACCTGCGAGACCAAACAAAGGAATGAAACCTGTAGCAAACTGTGATATACCTTCTACAGCACCGCCTGCCATAGTCTTAGAAGTACCAAGGAATCTAGTATCATAGTCAGGTAGTACATCAAAAGATAAGTAGTCTGCTAGGTTGTAAGCACCTTGAAACGCACCTTCTATACCACGAAACGGAGCAGCTAATACATCGCCTGCTATATCAAAAAAGTCGTTCTCTTCTTCCTCGTTGTTTATATCTTCTGGTAGTGCCATAGTATTAATCTATTTCGTTTAAAGCGTTTTTAAAAAGATTCCTTTGATTCCTAATAAATTCCAATACATCCTCTTCTCCTATCTTAGTAGCTTTCTTAACCACATCGTTGAAAGTTTTATTAGATTCTCTTTCGCTTTTGCTTTTATCAAGTAAAGGTATTAATTCTAAAATGTCTGCTTTTGATACTAAAGGAAATTGAGAAGAGTTGAGCAACAACGGATCAAATCTAATACCATAAGGAGTAACAGGTTGCTCTTCAAGTAAAGCCTCTCCTAATAGTCCTTTAGCGGCTTGTACCTGAACTAAAGAATTTAAAGCTTCTTCTCGTTCTTTTTTTGTAAACTCAACCCTTTTTATTTCTTTTCCTACAGAACCTCCAAAACCTGATCTACTACTATAATATTGTTTAGGTTGTTGTGCTTTAATTTTAGGTATTTCACCAGTAGCTATTAACCTTAGTCTAGTTATTGTTTCCCCATCTGTTTTCCATAGATTCTGAAAAGCTTTCTTTCTTTCTTTTGCTTCTATATTAGGGTCTCCAAAAACACTCAAGTCATTATTTAAGCTTAATTGTTTAGCTTCCTCGTCGTTAAAAACAGAAGAAAAAACACCTGGTTTACTTGCCTCTTTGGATTGTGCTACTTTTATTTTAACTTGTTCTTTGTCTGTTAAGAATTTAAGTCTAGATTTTAAAGCGTTCTCTTGTTCTCTTTTGTATTCTTTCTTGGTAGTCCTAATAAAATCTTTTAGCTGCCTAGTCACTTCAGCTCTGTCTGAACCTATAGGACTACTTAACAGACTATTTAATTGATCTTGAATTTCAGTTTGAAAAGAATCCATGTAAAAGTTCTGTATATTCACTAACTCTTCGTCTCCCATTAAAACATCATCTGCTAATTGAGTGCTTGTTATTATAGTTTCATAAGCTGTGTTTAAATCTTTTAAATTAAAATCAATAGCTTGAGCAGGTCCGAAAGGGTCTCTTAGAATTTTATTCATTCTAAAATCTTTTGGATCAATATCAGTTTTAATAAAATCATCCACATTACGTCTTAACTGTGCTAATCCTATTTGATCGGTACTAAAAGCTTCTTCTTGTTTAACAGCGAGGATTAAATTATCTATACTATCGTATGTGTTACCATTGTAAGTTCCTTCTCCGTTTATCTCTATATCAGTATGGGCATTTTGAAACTCTGCTACTTTTTGCTCTACTAAATCTACTCGTTCTTTATCTTCTAATTTACGAACAGCTTCAGAAGTACGCTCGATCATATTTTCATAACCGTCATATTCGATTTCTGTCATCTTAGCAGCCCCAATGTTTATGTTCTTACTAGCCCACAATAACAAGCTATCAGCTTTTTCTTCCATTCCATTTTTAGCTAAGTTCTCGAATACTTTTCCCAAAAGATCACGTTGTTCCGCTGCACTAAACGCATTAAGATTTTCCCAAGCCTCAGACAACGAAGCAGCTGTCACCTCGTCATAATCTCCTAAATTACTACCCTCTTTAGCTAATTCGTAGAAAACACTAGTAGTACCGAAACCTGTATCACCTTTAGCTATTCGACTTTTTTGTGCGTCGTATTGCCTAACAAGAGGTAAAATCTGTGGGTTTATTGCTTGTTGTAAACCTTCTCGTGCAAAGCCTGACTCAGACAAACCAGGATTATTTTCCACAAACTGTTGTTGAACATTAGCTATTATATCAGAAGTACCTAAGTCTTCGTCTCCTTCTTCTGGATTATCTAATCTACTGTAGACTTGTTCCATTAACAAACGACTAGAAGCTTGTCCTACTGCTCTCAATTTCCTCTTCTGATTAACAGGAGAAGTAAGCCAACTCATCGCACCTTTTCTTACTTGCTTATCAAACTCTCCTTCTGTCTTTTGAAGCATCGCTTGAATCTCTTCAGGACTCTTCCTTGATAACTCATCTTCAAATTGTTCTGCTTCTATATCGGCTACCTGTGTGTACTGCTGTAAGATAGGATTAACCTGTGACAAAGCATCAGCAAGGTCCATCAACTTATTCCTTGGTGCTCGTACCTGTGCTACACTGTACTGACCTGCTCGTTGAATAGTAGGTTGAATGCCTGGAACTGCACCTCCTAATCCTTGTACTTGTACTCGTTCTGCCATTATCTTCTCCTACCTGTCATTGCTTGTGTATAACTCTGGGCTGCTGTAGTTCCTGTTTTTGATGATGAACCCATCCTACTTTTAATATCAAGTCCTGTTCTGTATCCACTAAGTCCACCGCTGATAGCACCTAAACCTGCTGTTAATAAACTAGGTCTATCTATAGGTTGATTAATACTGATAAGTCTTTGTTGAGAAGCTAATCCAGCTTGTTCTAATCCTAGCTGTGTACCTACTCCTGTTAACTCTTGTTGTCTTAAAGTTGCTGCTCTATACCCTGCTTCCTGTCTAGTATAGTCATCCATCAAAGCTTGAACACTAGCACCTGCAACACCTGCTTCCCCTGCTGAAACTCTAGCTCTAGCTAACGCTTCTTGGGATTTCCTACTGACTTGTTCAAGTTCCCTAGCCGTAGCTTCTTGCTCTTGTGCTTGTCGCATCCTAATTGAGGACTGTTCCTGTAACGCTCTTTGACGCTCCGCTGCTGCTGATTGGGCTTGATAGGCTGCTTGTGCTTTAGCTTGTTGTCTTTGCCCTGCATATCCTGCAATAGATGAACCTACTGATGCTGTTATAGCTGCTATTGATATTGGGTCACACATATTACTTCCTCTCTATCTTAAATGCCTTATAACCAGGGATATTGCAATCCTGAAAAGTAGCCCCTAACCAAGTCAACCACTTGACGCTTAGTGTATTAGCTTCCATGACATAGTTAGTTAAGTAATCAAATCCATCCATTAAATCGTCTATCCACATCTGTGATTCTTTAACAAACTTCTTCTTTACTTTATAAAAATTCCTTGTACCTAGCAACCAACAAACTCCAATGTTCCCTCTAGGACTCACTCCAAAGCTCGCTAACAATCCGTCTTGATCTGTCTTGACGCTATAGCATTTACTGCTTGATTCAAAAGATCCGTACACAGCGTCTCTAGGGTGGTGCATTAAACCTATACATTCCATCATATCTTCTTCCCGTAAGTCATCATATAACAAAGGAGCGTCTTCCACTGCATAAGCTTTTTCTATCTTAACCTCCATAGCGTCTACTCCTTGATATGATTGTAGATTCAAACTCAGCAGATAGTAACTTCACTGGTAAAGCACTAGAAGATTTAATTTCGATAGTGGCATCATTAGGTTGAGCTTGTACAGCAAACTTAAAGAATCCAGTCTCAGGTGTGAATTTATTAAGGGTACTGACAGAGGCTAACAAACTTGGGTTGTAGGTGTAAGTGTAGGTGTCTCTAAATTTAGGTGTGACTTCCACATTAAAGTGTCCTGTCTCTGAGTATTCAATACTACCGTTACGAATCGTTTGATAAGTATAATCAGATGCAGATCGTCCTCCTCTTTCTGTAGGTTGCTTTAAGTTCTGCTTAGAGAACCTATATAACATATCGTATTCAAAGCCTACAAAGAAGTCATATTGACTAATGTATTCGTAACCATTTGGACTCCACTCAGGTGCAGAATCAATAAGCCCAGTAGCATCGTTCCAATATAAAGAACCAGCAGCATCAGGAAGGATAGTAGGTGATGAAGTATGACCTGTAGTACAAAGATATAAACCTCCTGTAATGTAAGGGGTTGTTAAAGACCAAGCTAACGCTTGTATAGTTGTAGTGATTTCACTCCAATAGTCTTCCCAATTTGCACCCACTCCAGGTTCTTTAGCTGCGTCTGCTGTGTGGTTTTGTGTGCATTTATATGTCTTATTGTTATGCGTTACATGACTAGAGTAAGATACAAAACTAGCGATAAGACCACTCACAGCTGCTCTAGTAGGGTCTGCGTTATCTATAGTCAATGTCCTTTTGTTTCCGTTCTTAGTATAGAAAGACATACCGCTTTTAAATTCAAAACCATTAGCACCTACGATCAAACTGACATTAGTAAGGTTAGTACCGTTAATACTTAAAGGAGTAGGAGTTCCTGTAGGATACCAACCACCTAGACCTACATAAGAAGAATTACCGTCTACTCTGTGGTCTAACAATAAAGCATAGTTCTTACCTGTGTCCACCAATCCATTCTCCATTGGTATCTTTTCTAGATAAGTACCGTCACTGTCTGTGGTAATGATATGCAAAGTAGATTCAATAAAGTAAAAACTTCTTACATCTTTATTAAAAGTAAAGGTCATCCAGGAACTCTGTATCTTCTCTCTGCCTTGCCAAAAGTATTTATATACAAACAACTTCTTATAGTCGGAGTCTGTCTGTACAATAATCATATTCTCTGATGCACTACCTTCCATCCTTACGATGTTAGAAGGGATGTACTTATTAACTTGTTCTGTTATCTCAGTTGCTCCGTATGTTTCTGTGTTATTATCAACAGTGTATTCAAGCAAACCTTCAAAGCTATTTCTTTTAAAGTTAAAGTATATGTGACTACTAAGTGCTAACGGTCTTATACTTTCTGATACATCATACTCAGTAACTGGAGATATAGTAACAGTCTTAGGAGTTAACAAATCCCTACCTCTAAGCACAAATTGAGTCTTAGCAGAGAATAACATGAGCTTCTCTTGGAACGCTTGTGCGTATTTAAGAAGACTGATCTTAGTGTGAGATATTCCTACATCTATAGGAGCAGAATCTAGTAAGGTTTGTGTTGTGGTCCTAAAGAAATTAAAGTATTCATCTGCTTCTGAGAACACAATGGAATCATTTGTTAACAATCCTAACCTGTTCTTAAAGAAGAAGATATCGTTAATTCGTTTTTCTGCTCCTTTTAAATACTCAATACCTGAAGCCCATTCCTTCGTGTTACTAGGTACTGTTGTCTGTGCTTTCCAATAAGTAGTATTCGTAGGTAAGATTGAACCACTGGAAGTATGAGACTTGATGCAAGAATAATTAGAACCTGAATATGTAACAAACTGTCCGCTTTCAGATACAAAAGAAGGGTATGGATTAGTATAATCATCACCTGATTCTCTTTGTGTCCAATTAATTAATTGCAAGTCAAAACTTGTAATCTTACCTGTAGCTGGAGAAGGGATTAATCTGACAGGCATAGTTTCAATATCTATCGCACTGTCTATTCCTGACAACTTATCTGCCGATGTTAAATCGCTGTTCCAACCTGATGTCTCTATCCAAGAACCTTCTCCGTAATCTTCATTATCTTTTGTTTTAAATTGCACGTAGTAATCATCTTGTTCTAATTCAGCTTCGCCAATTACCTTAACCCTAAAGCGATTAAAACAAGATTTAGGAAGGTCAGTAATACTGTCCACTTCTTTATATATTACTCCTAATCCTTGATTTGCTAATCCATCAGAAACTCTTATTTGAAAGTCTATAGTGTTAGATATTTTTATAACACTTCCTTGTTGAGTTACTGTTACACCTACGAAATCTCCAGGTACATTTATTGAAAGCGTAATTGGGAATGTAATAGACAAAGGATTAACAGTAGCTATTACAGCACCTGTAGAATCTAAAGTCACACTGCTATCGTAGATATCGGTTCTAGTTTGGTGTTTCTTAAAATTTCCAAAATACCTTTTAGTCCACTGCCTTACTTGCCTTATTGTGTACTTAGTGTTTACACCTGATGTATTGGATGGTTGGTAATCAGCTCCTTCATGTGTTAGTTCAAAAGATGACACTGAACCGTCTCCTCCAAATATAACCCAACCCTTAGCTCCTGAAGCTGTTAGCAACCCTGTTCCAGAATCGTATTGATCTATGAAGAACTCATAAGTAAAAGCAGTACCTCTCCAACTACTTCCTCCTGTAGGATGCCAACCTGAACCGCCTGCTATATTAACTGATTTAACAGCTTTAGCAGAACTAACATAATCAGTTAAACAGGTTGTAAGGTCTTTAGCGATGTATTCAGTATCTGCGTATTTACCATCACTGTGTCCCGCTTTTCCACTTATATAAGTAGCAGGAGCATCACCGTGTGTAGTGTAATTATGTTCGCTTCCATTTGGAAAACTACTACCAATAGGAACTAACTTTCCTGATAAAAAAATACTATAAGCTTTATCGTAGTCTCCAAGCTTAACAAATACTAAAGCGTCTGTCTCTAGGTCTGCTGTTCTAAACTCTTCGTCTGTGTTTCTTTGTATAGTCTTCTGTGTATTAACAAGAAAGGTAGAGTCTGCTATTGTTAAAGCTCTTAGGTCTTGTAAAGGATTAGATGTACTTAGATAGTTAGAAGCTGCAATAGAAGGAACGTTAATATGTATTGAAGTCTTAACATTAGCAGTAAGATCAAAAGCTTTTAATCCGTTAACAGAGTCATAGGTAATAACATATTTATTCTGTTCATCTCTATCTACATAGTGACTAAATAAATTAGAGCTAACATTAGCACCTAAGTCAGTATCATATAAGAACCTACTATTAGGTCTTTTTACTAATCCCTCTACTACAGTGGACCAAGCGTTTACTTGTTCATCACACTGTCCAGGGTATCTTAAATTGTCAGGCTGTTGTGATACACCTTGGGCAAGGTTGGGAAGGCTGGTGTTGAGCAAAGGCATTATCTGTCAATTACTCGCATTACGCTATAGTGATCAAAGATAGTTCTGTCAGCATTCTCTGAGTCACTTTCAATAGCCCTAGCTTTAGCTTCTATCTCATCTCTTAAAGCAAACCCTTCTATCTCACGACTACCTAAGAACCTAGCAGCAAAGATGCGAGCTGATTTAACAGATATGTAATGTCTAAATTGTTCAGGTAGTTCCTCGAACTCTAACTCAAAAGTAATAATAGCTTTTAAGTCTTTGGTCCAAGTATCCCTGTGGTTTTTCCTGTCGTATAGTTTAAGACCTCTTTGTACAGCGTCTGTGTCTGTGTTTAACTCAGGGTCTAAATCTACTTTTAAAGTGTTAACAGGAAGAGTAATCCTTTTTGTAACAGAATCTGGTACAAGTGGATAATCATACTCTGTATTAAAATGCCATCCTTCTGATTGGATAGCTTTGCTGGTTTCGTCTAACGCATGGACTGCCTGTGTGACGGTTACAGGAACACTAGTTCCACTTAAAGTATTAACAGGTGACTCTCCTATTACAGAGATCATTATGTTTACCGCTTCCAGTTTAGTTGTCAGTGCCATAGCTTTTATAAATAAAAATATCGGTGGAGGGTGCGGAACGAATCACAGACCACCCAACACCGAAGAGAGAATTATTTCTGTAACTCGATAGCACACTCAGGACGGAGAACTCCGTGACCCATAGCATACTTAGCAACAAAAAGTGTTCCTTGACGCTCGATTTGATACTCGCTTTCAGTAGCAAGATCAAGAAGCTTAACTGTTCCGACAGCAGCAGAGTGAGCAACGATACCAAGAGTATTGGTGAAGTTACCATTATAACCTGCTCCATTTGCACCGAAGACATCATTGCTTGCAGCACCGTCTCCAGAAGTAACAGCTGATAAATCAGTTGAAGGAATGTGATTACTTTTGTAGATCGTGATACCTGCAACTTGAGGAATTGATCCTGAAGCAATGCTTCCTACTCCTCCAACGTCTTTATTGACAGCTGAAGTAGAGATAGCCAACGCACCAGCACCGCCAGTGATTAACTTGTAATACTCTTGAGGGCGAAGTACGCAGAAACGACCGTCACTAGGAACGTCGTTTTCGTCTAGCTTCTGAGCAGCAGTGAATAAAGCAGCAACAAGTTCTGCTCCTGTTGGATCAGTGTTGACAGCGTCATCAGATGAATCAGCACCTGTTCCCATTGCGTTAGCAGAAACATCGAGGATTCCTCCAACTTTACCGCCAGTAACAGCAGCAGCTGAACGAGCAGAAGCGATGAATACTTTAGCAATAGCAGTATCGAAACGAACTGCAAGAGCTTTACCTAACTCGTTAGCGTAAACGCTGCGGATGTCGTAGTGATTCTTTACGTCGTCGATGTTAGCCAAGAAGGTAGAAGCAAGTAACATCTTATCGATTGTAATTACTTTCTCTGCTTTCTTGATGTCGCTTAGGTATGAGTTTCCACCGTCAGCGATGTTTTCGCCTGGTGTGTGATAGTCAGCAGAAGCTACGCCTGTTACAGGGAACTGAGCTGATTTACCGTTTTCAATTGTGCGAACAGTATGTAGTGGTTTGAAGACGTTCGACTCCTCAAAGGTTTGCAAGATTTCTCCGCTAAACTTTTTAAGAAACAAAGCATCTACATCACCAGCACTATTAACTTGTCCTACACGTGAGGGGGATGTATCTCCATTAGCCATGATATATTATCTCCTTATGTATTTTGTTATTAATGTTTATGTATTTGTTTTGCGACTTTCGTTGTAACCTTCGTTCGAGATTGTCCACCGCAGTGGGTCTTGACATTAGTTATACTAATTGTCTGTTAAAGTGTATTTAGTATAATAATTCCACCTAAACAAAGAACAGTCAAGACAATAGCTTTCTCCTTCTTTGTAAGTGAGTTATAAAATTTTAATAGTTTATTCATTTGTTTTGTGCTTTATTGTGAACATAGCGTGTGTAGATCAACGGTACTACATTCCAAAGAATAACACCAACAAGGCAGAGTTTCAAAAAACCATATATCTCATCCAACATAGAATCAAAGAATCCATTATCCATCTCTTCGTTAAGTTGTTGTTGTACAAGTTTTTGTACATCTCCTTCAGATAAAGCTTTTACTTTACTAGCTAATCCTTTGTTCTCCTCCATCAACTTAGCTCCTTCTCCTACTCCCCATCCGAGGGCAGCACCACCAGCAGCAGCACCAGGACCACCAAGGCTACCAACAGTAGCTCCACCCACACTCCCTGCTAACGGATAAAAAGAAGCCTTGGAACATCCACCTAAAAGAACCAGAACCAACACTGGCAAGAAAAAAGATGGAGTCCAAGGCTTCATATATATGAACCAACTTGATGAAAAATTATAAGTAATTATGACTCGCTGCTATGCGTCTGTCAATCTCTTCGTGGTAAGCTTTGTCACCACTTTTGTATCGAGGATCAGACATTGCACGAGCAAGTTCTTGATTAGATTTAAAAGGCATTGTTGATGAACCACTTACAGCACCTTGTACTAACTTAGGAGTAACTCCATTCTCTGCTTTAAATTGTGCGTATAATCCTTTGGTAGCTAGTTTAGCTTGTTCAACTGTACCATTTTGTACGATTTCATCAAAAGTATTTACTTCTTCAGGTGATAAATTATTAGCAGCCCATTCAGCCATTTGATCCCAGTTACCTTCAGTAACAGCTTTGATACTACCTTCTTCACTTTGTTGTAGTGCTTGTTGACCAGCAGCGTAGCTATCTACTAACTCCTTCGGTAGCCCAATCTTAGCAAGATTCTTATAGGTCTCTTCAGATATAACACCGTCATTCTCAAAGAACTCTTTACTAGCTTCCACAATAACATCATTAGTATTCGTATCTTCCTCTTGGTTGTCATCTTGTTCATTCTCGTTGGTTTCCTCTCCTTCTTCTTGTTCTTGCTCTTTAGCCCCTGCTCCCAATTTCTTTTCAAGTTCACTATAGGCATTAGCCATGTCTTCAGGACTCTTGAACTTTTCAGGTAACCATTCAGGTCTATCCTCTTGCGTTTGTTCTTCAGATATTGCATCAACAGCTTCTTCTGACTCTGGGTCAATCTCCTGTGGTGCTTTCTCATTTATCTCTACTCGGTGGAATTCTGCCATATCTCTCTCTTTCTGTGTTTATGTTTTTATTTCTTAATCCTAGACTTTCGTCTGTTAATGGAAAGTTTTCGCTTAGGTGGTGATTTCTTCTTAGGAGCTGGTTTCTTCTTTCTTTCTTGCTTTAATTGTATCTGCCTTAAAGCTTCGTTTGCTTCGTCAAGGTTAGCTCTTATTTTAACATAAGCCTCCTCTTCCTTGCGTTCTAACCTTTTCTCAGCACCAGGTCTAGGGTCAAATCTGTTCCCTTTTCCAGGGATTGCACCGTGATTAGGGAGGTGTTGTTTTTTCTTAGCCATCTTATTGTTGTATTTCTTCTTGTGGTTGTTGTTGACTAGCCATGTACTGCTCTTGTGCAGCATTGATAGCAGGTGCTACAGCAGGTCCACCCAACTTCATCATCATCTCTTGTTGTTGGGCTTGCTGCA